CATCTACACCACTGTTCCATAGTTCAGTATTTAATTCTGAAACAGGATCAGCCTTGTTTAGAGTTGTGAGAGAGTTCTCTATATACCATTTTCCACCAGGACCTTGAAAGCCATGGTTGAAAATTCTTACCCAAGGAACCTCAGTTTCTGTAGCACCTTTAGATAAGGGCAAGAATCTAATAACGGCATAACCGTTACCTGCTGAGTCTACTGTGGGTTTCCATTCTCGGTCGTCACCTTTTTTAAAGTTTGACTGAGGGTTTGAGATTTTTTCGACTTCCTTCATTAAGTTATCGAAATTTCCGCGCTGTGAGCGCAAGTCTGAAAGTGTATTAAACGACATATTTTTTCTCCGTATTGCGTTGTATGTTAATATATTTCCGTTGTATTAGAACTATTTCTAGTCCTAGCAATTTTATTTATAAGACTTTGATACTTAAGATACATCTGTTTGGTACTCTTTTCTAAGAATGGTGTATATTTTATTACCGTTAGACATGTATCTTTGAGTATCAAATCGTCCTTATATTCATCAATAAAATTTAATTCACGGTTTAATATAACGACTGTCTCCAATGCTATTTGTTTTCCTAATAGCATCTTTATAATAAGAGGGTGTCCAGAATCAACTGTGCAATCCTCTATATTATCCTGTTGCATTCTATCATATATAGAATTTAAATCTTGTTCAAATTGGTATGATCTTTTGTTTCTTCTAGACAACCAATCCTTATAGACATCCATTGCGTTGCTATCAAATGGCATGCCTCCATATTTGTCTCCATTAGCAAAGTTAGATACTATAATATCATGTATAGTATCGTAATCATTTCGTTCTGTTAATATACGAAACATAGATGCTATACTTGCTTTCTTTCTATAATTTTCATAAGACACTCTAACTTGTTTAGGTGCTTTTGTAATATCATAATTTTTGCCTGTGCCACCATGAAAATGTGCTCTTATAGAAAGATATAAATTATATGCCTGAAATCCTTTGTCTTCGTAACTCATTCAAAGTCCTCTTCAAGATTATAACCTACCATTCTATTTCCTTTGGCAGCATCTAATTGTACTGTATTGTTTACATAATCAATACCTGATAATTCTGCGTATTGTTCGGGAGTTCTTATATCTCCAAAGCCATATTTGTCTTTTACTTTTCCTAATAAAACATCGTTAACTCTACTGTGGGCTTTTTCATTAATCTCTTTTAACTTTTCTTGATGTTCTTCTGTTTCCCAATGTAACTCTCTTTTCAACTCTAAATTTTCTCCATTATACCAGTGATATAAAGGTGTATTGGGCACATGGACTAGATCATAACCATGTGTATAAGATCTTAAGGCAAGTGTAGTTTCCTCTCCTATAAAGTATATCGAAGGATCATAAGGAACTTTGTTTACCCACTCTCCTTCTGTAAATATAAAGCCTCCTGATAAAGCATACGCCTTATAATAAGCAGAGGGTTTAGGTATATCCTTTGCTGTGGCATGTATATTTCCTTCTCCTGCATTATCTATACCTTTATCAAAAACCATAACATGTGTGAGGTCCTCGCCAGAATATTTTTTGCGTAAAATTAATTTTTCACTTGTATTAAAGAAACCTCCTTGAGGAGGAATAACATCTAGAGCTCTAGGATATCCTGTTATAAGAGGTTTCTGAAACCAATTAAAACAGTTATCATATTTTTCTAATAAGTCAGCATCCCAGTCTTTATCAAATTGAGTATGGGAGTCTATCTGCATAAAAATATCCTCACCATCAAATAATTCTGTTTGTATTTTACTTCTTGCCCAACATGCGCCTAAGGATTCTTTAGGTTTACAGGTTTTATATCTTATTTCTGGGCCATACTTTCCCCATTCTTTAAATACATCTAAGTGATCTAATGATTGATCAAAAATACCTAACACCAAATCTTTCTTATATGTAGAATTTTCTATTATGGATTCTATTGTATAAGGAAGTATAGGATCTTGATAAGATGCTATCGATACAAATATCTTCATATAGGTAACTTACTTTTTCTTTTTTCTTTTAGTAAATTTAGATCTAAGGCCTCTTCTTTAATTTTAGCTTTCAATGCTGCTGTTAAGAACTTAGATATAGATTCAATCTCTATTTCTTTTTTTATACAATAATCTACAACAATATCCATGCAAGGAGATTGTGTATTAAATGCCATCTTTTCTATAAATTGAGAAAACTCCGTAGAAGTATGAAACTCTTTTGTTACTAAAAATATGTCTGATACTTTTTCTTTTGTCATTTCTATTGTGTTATCAATTACTACTCTCGGTTCCACTTTTATTCTCCTGAACCCAGTTCTTTATATATTCATGTACATCGTGAGTGGGTTCTATATAAGGTTTCTCACAAAATGTTTTTTCCGCTTCACCCTTTCTATCAAAGGAATGTACCACAGGATGCTTAAAACAATCTGCTATTGAAGAGATTGTTCTAGGACTACCACTTCCAAAGTGTGCAATAGAAGGTGCATTTGGATCTGCCATTAGTTGTAATATACCTTGTACAACATCATCAACATGCGTGAAGTCCCTTTCTTTTTTACCTGTGCCATAAATTGTTAAAGGCTTTCCATGTAAGTAATCCTTTTTAAACTTTCTTACGACTGTGCTGTATTCACCATAGTCTGCCTCGCCTGGTCCATATACATTATAGTAATACATTAGAACAAAATCTAAAGCATACAAATCTCTATATAAGTTAAGTGTAGACTCTGCTACTACTTTGCTAAATGTATAAGGATTGCCTAACGATTCTTTATATTGTGTACTAGAAGATGTAGAAAAGAATAACTTACAATTAAATACTCTTGCCCAATCTGCTACTGCACATGTAGTCGAGACATTGTTTACAATAGTCTCTGTAGGAAATTCTAAAGCTCTCCTAACCCTAGGACTATTAGCTAGATGAAAAATGGCGGAAGGTGGCTCTATAGAATTTTTGTGTGGGTTGAAATCAACAACATCACATTTATGATATTCCACGCTGTTATGATTAAAGAACACATTGCCTGTTCTGTTGTCATCAACAACCGTAACACAAAAACCTTGCTCTAACAATCGTTTAGTAAGATGTGATCCTATAAAACCACAACCGCCTGTAACTATCACATGAGGTAAATCCGTTAACATGTGCATATTATACGAAATTCAAATGCTTTAGTCAATGTCTTTATAGAAGATATGGTTATCTATGCTTACCGTTTTTACATAAACCATAGACCAACCAGGTTGTACTTTACGACTATGATACCATAAGGCACCATCTGTTACATCTATTGCACTATAAGTTACCATAACTTCTGCAATTAGTAACGCGTCATTCCAACATTTCTTGTCCCTGGGTATATCTGATTTGCCATCACAATACCAACTGAATTGACAAGAATGTAAATCTATCCTTCCACTAGGATAGTATTTTGTTTGTTTTACCACGCCACATATAGTATCAGGAAATCTTTTGTCCTTGACTCTATTAAGTGTAACAAGTGCTACAGCCATTTTTCCTGCTGTAGATTCACCCCGGGCTTCATGGTAAATATTTTCTGCTAAACAATGTACTTCGTTGTTAGCCTCTACTTGCCCTACATAACCAAAAAATAATATCGGTAATGTTATCCATAACTTGATCATCATGGTTCCTCCTTTATTAGTCTATATCTGCGTCAGAAACTTTCTTATCCTTCTTTCGATTGTACTTGGTTTTATCAGGCACGACAGTAGCCTTGTTAAACAATTTTGCATAACGGGCTACGGGGTTTCTGATTTTAAGTTTCTTTTTACGCATAACAGTATTTATATTAATATCTTAGGGACTATATTTCAAGTCCCTAGGATACCAAACTGTTATGAAGAGGGGCAGACTCCTGCGTCCTCTGATGAGTCAAATGTATCGTCGCCACAACCATATGAACCGTTATTATCGGTATCACAGTATCGTTGCCATGCCACCATACTAAAAGTTAAACCCTCGCTCCATGGTGTGTAAGCTTTACACCAAGCATGAGATCCAACTTGCATTGTATCATCTGTTCCATTATCTACTTCAACATAATCTCGTCGAGTAGTTTCTGGGTATTCCTTGAACTGAATTGTTTTACCGCTATTGTAAGTCTGCTTTTTATATAACTTACCTTTGGTTACCATGATCTGCTCACCTTCCGTTAGGGTTAGTGTAGAGCCATCATCGTAGTTAATTACCGTCTCTGCTGCTACTGATGTTGAAACAATAGCGAGCAATGCTAGTAAATACTTCATTTATTTCTCCTTGTCTATCCATAGTATACACACCTATCTGTAGCGATGCGTATAACATGTCTAACACAAGTTTTTTATTTATACAAAAAAGGCGCCCCTAAGGGCGCCTCCTACGCTATCATAGGACCATTAGAAATGGCCTAGTTGTGCATATATTAGTCCGAACGGTAAAAGTAACGGGAAGATCATAAGCGCTACTAATTGAATCGCATCGCAGATTAGACAAACTTTGTCGTTATCTCTTAGTCTATCAACATTGGTTTTCATGAACTTCGCTACTTCACCAAATGTAGCAGTGGTCATGTTTCTCTCCTAAACCTTGTGTATTAATATATTGTATAGAACTATATAAAGGATACTTATATAATTCACTTTTATTTATAACCGTTGATACTATTTACTGAAATATATTTGTAACTTTTCGTTATTTATTTTGTAAATAGTGCGTAGACAACAAAGGGCACATTCCTGTGCCCTCTATTGGGTTTGTTCCTTGCCTAGTCCTCTTTAAGTTCGCCTGTAGGAAAGTCAGGTTTTTCGACTTCAAGCTCTTCTGCTTGGTCTTTGACTTCATCGCCTATTGTATCAACAACACCTGCTGTAATTTCTGCTGTTGTAGAAACTACACCAGAAACGTCTTTAGCGACAGCTCCAACCATGTCTGCACCGGCTTCGGTTGCAGTCGTTACAGTTGTTGCTACGACATTTCTTGCTGTGTCAATACCAGTTGCTACTGAGGCACACCCTACAATAAAAAGGAAAGGAAGGATAGCTATTATCCTTTTCATTTTTACTCCTTGGCACCATTATTATTATAATTATTTTGGTACCACTGTTTATTTATACAAATCTGACAGTTTATCAGAAAATGGCCTCCCCGATAGGAGTCGAACCTATAACCTACAGCTTAGAAGGCTGTTGCTCTATCCAGTTGAGCTACGGGGAGTTATCTGTTTTCGTAAGCGTCTCTTGCTTCTATAAGTTTAGGTACGAACTCGTCTCTTGTAGCAGTAAATACCACAGGACCATCGTCTTGTTGTGTCATTAGAATAACACAATTATTGATAGGTATGCCAGTGTGTTCCTCGAACATAATAGCATAAGCGCTACATTGTATGAAATAATTGTAGCATTGTGATCTTGTCTTTCTTTTTGTAGATGTTTTAAAATCTATAACAGAAAGTTTGCCCTTGTATTCAGCAATACAGTCT